AGATTTTTGGGCTTTAAATTTTTAAGAGAAATTTTTCACGGCCCTAACCAATTGTCCTTTATCGAATTTTGCCGTGTGTGCTCCAGACCCCAATAGGGGGATAAGAATGCAAGCCAAGATTGAGAAGATGAAGAAAGATACCCAGTATCATTCAGCATCCCTCAAATATTGGAATAGAGAGGCTTCAGCTAAACAAAGAAAATCAGGCTTAGTAACAGGTCTAAGTAGAGCAAAGAGTGATGCATACTCAAAAGCTTTATATACACTTGGACAAGGTAGACTACAGTCAGAAGAAATATTCAAAGCTGGTGCTCAGATTAGCAGACGAGCTGATCAAACAGGTGTATCTAGATCTAATAGATACATGACTGGTAAGTATAAAGAAATATTAAACAAACAAAGACAAGTAGAAAGTCATTTAAATAATACATTTGGTAGAAATATGGATACTAAATGGCAAGGAATTTCAAGATTTTACCAGAACCAAGTAGTACTAAATAGAGAAAAACTAGGTGTTAAACCAGAATATGGTGCTCCAGTAATGATGCCTCCTAGAGATAGAGCAGGTCAGAATTGGGCTAATATACAGATGGCTCTAGGTATAGCCAGTTCAGGGGCAGCAGCATTTGGAGGAGGAGGCTAATGAGCAGTTCTTATTTTGAATCCCTTGGTAGAGCAACAGGTGCTCCCCCAGATATAAGTAAAACAAATTACTTACAAACTACTGTTGACATGTCTAAAGCTGTCAACGAGAATATAGATGAAACACAAAAGAGTTTAGATGCTCACTTTGATCAGTTAATAGAAATATATAATCACGAACATGAAAAGGCCATGAAAAGGCCTGATAAAGTTCAGAAGTTCCTAGATCAAGGTATAAAAACCTATGATAATGTTAGTGCATTCGCTGATTATTACACAAACGATTACGCTCCGTTTGCTAAAAATGCAGCTAAATATAGGCAAAGGTTTAATGATGATCCAGAGTCGATCATCAAAGGTGGTAAAAACTGGATGAATTTTGACCGAGAGGTTAGAGCGGAAAATGAACTTGAAAATAACCGGAATGTATTAAGGAAGGAAAGTAATAAGCTAGGTAATGAAGCTATAAGAGAAGGTGATCCACAAGCTGGTGATGAAATTCTTTCAGGACCAAAAGGCGAAGGAGAAGAAATAGGAGGTTATAGAGCTGACTTAGAAAGACATAAAGATCTAAATAGTTTAACGAAGCATTACCCAGCTTGGCTCACAGCAGCCTTTGGAGGTATGAAAGTACATATAGGTAATTATCATCCAGATGGTACAGCTAAATTCCAAACTTATGATGAAACAGGTGACTTAGACGAAAAAGAAAAGATCGCTCAAATCGTTAATGCATGGTATGCTTATAATCATAGAGACTTAGCTAGAAATAGATTTGGTCTCTATAAAAGAGACTTCATCAATCACATGGTTGAGCAAGATCAAAGTAGAAAGAAAACCTTACTAGAGGATACAACTAATGCAATAGTAGAGAATAACCTAAATAGTGCGTTAGAAGAAATAGATGCTAGAATGAGTGAAGACCCTGGTTTTGGTATCACATGGATACAGATGAATTCACCTAACTATGCTGATGCTAATGGTATAGAAGATTATAGAAGAACTAGAGAAGTATTCTATAAGAGATTAATATGGGGATTAAAGAATGATGTATTTGAAAACCCTTCAAAAGTTATAAATAATTTTCTAGCTCATGAATTTGAAGCACATGACCATACACCAGAGAAACCTCATATAGTAACCCCTGAAAGTTATTGGAAAAAAGATTCCAAATTGTTAAGAACTGCGTTAAACGACGCACTTAAAAAAACTGCAGATGATGCTGATAAAGAAGTAAAAGCTGAAAAGAATGCTGCAATTGGATCAATCAAAAAAGAATATGAAACTGCTAAGGAAACTTGGACTTACCAAAAGTTACGGTCAGTAATAAACCAATTCAAACAAGAGTTCAATATAACAGATGATGAGGATTTACCAGCTTACTTAAAACATTTATCTTATCTTGGTGAAAAGGATGATGATGAGATAATTTCTCGCTTACAAACTAGGCTTGATACTACAGGTGTCGGACCGACATTAGAGGAAGTTGCATCTATTACATCTACTGAGAAGAAGAAAGAATGGCAAGCTAAGATGGGCATGTCTTTAAGGAGAGAAGGTAAGGGACCAGGTACTGTCAGTGAAAGAGAGAATTCACTTAAAGGTTTTGTCTCACAACATACAAGTGAGACTGTTGAACCAGGTGCTGTAGGTAGTACAGCATATAGAAATAACCTAGTCAATGGAAGAATAGCATATAACAATGCTTACAACCTTGTTAAATCACAAGATGGGTCAGATATGGCAGCCCATATAGCAGGTAATGATGCTATAGAAGCAGGTCTTAAAAAACCAAATAAAGATAATACAGGATATGCTTGGGATACTCTTTCATCAGATTTCAATATACCTGAAACAAAACAAGATAATGCACTAAGACTTTCACTGGTGAAGAATAGAACCCTACTTGAAAGCGAAACACCACTTAAAGGTGAAGAACGTCATCTAGAAGCTGCTCTTAAAGCCTTTCAAAATAAGAAAAATAAAAAGATATATAACATTCCACAATTCTATAATGCAGCTGCAGCTAAACTTGGTACAAACGGACATGATTTAGCAAAAAAAAGATTGGTAGCAACTGGTATGATGAAAGAGAATGAAATAGAATTCCCTGAAGATAGATTAGATTCAACTACCAGACAAAACTTAGTTGTTAAACCTAGTGCTGCTAAAACTTACAAAGTAACCCAAGAGAATCCAGATTATATTTGGATGTTAGATTCAGTACAATCATTAGATGCAACTCAGAATGGTGGTTATCTAGCTGTAAAGGATATAAATGGTAAGTATACTAATATTGAAACAGTTACAGGTAAGCCTATAGCTGAGATTACTATTGGTGATATATACGGTTTAGCCTTAGATGGGTATAGTAATTTTGGTATGTATGACCTTACAGCACAAGGTATAGTAGACCTAATAGAATCTGGAGCTGTCCCATTAAATGAATCTTGGGATGTTAAAGATCAAGACTTATTAATCCTTGCTAGGCTTAGGCAGAAAGCACAGAATGCACAGAAGTATTCTGGAACTAATCCAACTTATAGAAGGCTTGTCAATATATCTAAAGAAGATAAAGAGAGATTTAAAGAAATAGCTGGAGACCTACCCGTCTGGCTTCAACTAGATAATTTGCTTCCAGAAGTTGCGAAAGAACTTATCAAGCAAACAACACAATAATTAAGGCAAATAAATGTCAACTAATCCCGAAATAGTTGTTAATGAAGATGCAGTGGCAGCTACTGAAGCTGCTATGGATGGTCTACAACAACTAGAAGCACAAGAAAATGCAACTGCAGTAGCACAACAAGAAGCTGCTGCAGTTGAAACTCAAGCTACGGCAGAGCAAGCTGATCCTAGAGAAGCGGATCAATGGGGATTCAAAGCATTAGTCAAAGAAGGTCAATCCATACTAACAGGCGGTCTACAAGATACCGCCTCTTCTATAACAACCTTTCCTGAACGTACTGTTGATGCTCTCTCTGGAGAGATACAAAGAGAACGTAAAGAGAAAGGTTACTATAGACCAGAATGGGATCCTTTCGTTGATCATGAAGATCCAATTGAAACTAAAACATGGTGGGGTAAATTACTTAGAGGTACAGTACACTTCGGTACATTAGCAGCAGCAATTGTACCCGCTGCTAAAGCAACTGCTGTTAGATTAGGTGCAGGTGCAGCATGGGCTGGTACAAGTAGCCTTGTTAGAGCTGCTGGTGTCGGTGCTGTATCTGATTTAATCTCTAAAGAATCTGATGGTATGAATGCTTTAGGTGCTGTCCGTGACCGATATGGTTTCATGGATACACCTATCTCTACAAGAAAAACTGACCATCCTGTAATGATGAAATTAAAAAACATCATTGAAGGTATGGGTATAGGGTTTGCTTTTGATGGAGCAGCTATGGTACTAGGTAAAGGTTCAAATAAAGCAAGATCATTCGTTAAATCTAGGAATGATAGTATAGAAAAACAAACAACAGAAGCAGGGCTTTCCCAATTAAGAAAAGGTGAAGCTGAATTCCGTGCTGATAAAAATAGACCTGTTGCAGATCCGCATCAAGGTGCTCATATATCAGAACAGACTGCTTATGAAGCATTTGAAACTCAACAGAAAATACGAAATGATTGGGGTTCTGAAGAAGGGTCTACGGGCTCTGTTACAACTCCTGTTCAAAGAGAACGTATTGCTAGAGAAGGTGATATCAGTGAAGCTACGGCTGAACAGATATTAAGAAATCTATATAGTGCTGATAAGTTCAGAGCTATAGTAGAGAAAGCAAAGAAGAGTAGGAAAACTCTATTAGAAGTATTTGGTGATTCAATTTTAGCTCACCAACGTATTACTAACGGTAGGAATGCTGCTGAAATGACAGCAGATGAATACTTAGAAGAGTTATGGAGATCTAAAGATAGTTATGATGTTACTAATGCTGCTGGTGAAGTAATTGATACGATCGAAACTTTTACCAGTAAGAATATAGTAGTAGCAGACATGCTAATAGGTACTCTACTACATCAAATTAGAGATACAGGTATCGCAGGAAGAGAACTAGCAGATATAGTTAATTTAGGTGATATAGATGGTCCTGCAGCACAAGTTGTAGACACAATGCTCACTGCATTAACTGAAACAAAGAAAGCTAGAATACTAAAGTCACAGAACTTCAGAGAGATTGGAGCAGGTAAACAAAGAGAATTTTTAGAGTCAACATTAACAAAAGAAATGGCAGATACAAGGGAGTCAATTATGACTATCCTTAAGATTGCCAAAGAAGATGCTGATCCTGGCCTATTAAACGCTTTGTTTGAAACGTTCTCATCTATGAAGACTGTCCATAGTTTAGATGACTTCGATAACTGGGCTAGAAAAATGATTAAAGGTGGTAAGATTGATCCTAAAGGACCAGATCGTACAGGAGCTTTAATCAGAGAATTAGAAGGTGTATTTACAAATAGTATATTAAGTGGTCCTAAGACTCCAGCAAGAGCTATCTTAGGTACATCTACTGCAACATTCCTACGTCCTATGTCTATAACATTAGGTGCGTTTATGAGAGGGGATAATGCTACAATGAGAGCTGGTCTTGCATCTATGAATGCTATGGTAGAAGCTATACCTGAATCATTCAATTTATTTAAAGAAAGATTAAATTCTTATTGGAGTGGTGATGTAGCTTCATTGAAGTCACGTTATTATGAATATACTAGAGCAGATGATAACTGGGAAATACTAAGAAGATGGGCAGAAGATAGCGGTAGAGCTACAGATGGTGATAGAGCTGTGTTTGCCGCTGCTAATATGGCTAGAAATTGGAATAATAATAGTTGGTTAACATACTCTACAAAACTTATGGCTGCTACTGATGATGCCTTCGGGTATATATTAGGTAGAGCCAAAGCTAGAGAGAAAGCTATGCGTAGTGTATTAGAAATCCAAGGTAAAGGTGGTCAAGTACCACAGATTACCAGACGTTTAATGCAAGCATATGAGCAAGATTTCTATGGTCAAATATGGGATGCTGATGGTAACATTACAGATGAAGCTGTAAGATTTGCTCGTAAAGAAGTAACTCTAACTACTGAACTATCAGGATTTTCTAAAGGATTAAACGATGTATTTACTTCTAATCCATGGGCCAAACCTTTCTTTCTTTTTGCGAGAACTGGTATTAACGGTCTTGCACTCACAGCAAAGCATACACCTGGATTTAACTTTCTTGTCAAAGAGTTTAATGATATAGCATTTGCTACAGCTGATAATCTAGAAGATGTAATAAAATATGGTATAACTACACCTGAAGAATTAGCCAATGCCAAAGCACTGCAAACTGGTAGATTAGCTATGGGTTCCAGTTTGGTCTTTATGACATCAATGAGTTTCTTATCTGGTAATGTTACTGGTAATGGACCTATTGATAGACAGAAAAGACAGATGTGGATGGACGGTGGTTATAAACCAAGACACATTAGAATAGGTGGAGTATGGGTAGGATATGAGTCTATAGAACCATTCAACCAAGTAATATCTACTATTGCTGATATCGGTGATTATAGTAAACTAATGGGAGAAGAGTGGACAGAAGATCAGTTACAAAAAGTAAGTCTTATTCTTATGCAAGCAGTATCAAGTAAGACATACTTTGCTACTTTACAGCAATTTACAGATCTTGTAGCTGGTAAACCTGGTGGTCAGAATAGAATAATAGCAAGTTTAATGAATAATACTGTGCCTATGGCTGGTCTTAGAAATGAACTTGGTAAGTTATTTAATCCACATCTAAAAGAATTGAATTCTGGTATTGTAGATTCTGTAAGAAATAGAAACCAGATTACTGAATATTTACCTGGAGACGATTTACCAATTAAATACGATATGTTAAACGGTAAACCCGTACAGGATTTTGATTTTCCAACTAGAATGTTTAATTCGTTATCACCTATACCATTAAGATTAGATGCTAGTCCTGGTAGAAGATTTCTTTTCTCTAGTGGTTATGATACTCGTTTATCCACATACTATGCACCAGATGGTACTAACTTAACAGATAGTCCACGTATTAGATCTATGTTCCAAAAAGCTATTGGTGATCAGAATTTAGAAAGAAAACTAGATAAACTTTCACAAGATCCTAAAGCACAGGAATCCTTACTTCAAATGCAACAAGATATAAATGCTGGAAGACGAGGAGATTTTGAACCTGAAGATTATTACCATGTCATACAGATTGACTTAATGTTTCAGAAAGCTCGTAGGATAGGTTGGGCAGCTATTATGTCTGATCCACGGATACAAGAATTGCAAGCTGAAGAAAGAAATATAAAGAGAAGAAGGTTCTTGAAAAAACAACAGACTACAACTATTCCCATCCTAAATATGACTAACAAATAACCATGGCAACAACATACACAGATCTTACAGGGGATGGTAGTAATAATAAGAACTTTACCTTCCCTTCATATCAAGTTAGTGATGTAAAAGTTGAAGTAGAAAGTGTTGTGAAAACTGTTTCTACTCATTATAACATCACAAATTACACTACAACTGGTGGTGGTACAGTAGTATTCACATCAGGTAATATACCTACAGCAGGTCAAACTATCCGTATTTATCGTGATACGGATGTAGATAGTGCTAAGTATACATTTGCTGCTGGTTCTTCAGTTAAAGCAGATGACTTAAATAATAACCAAACACAACTTCTCTATGCTATAGATGAAGAAAAGAATCAAACAATAACTGCATCTGATATAAAAGATGGGTCTATTACTTCTGCTAAAATATTAGATGCAACTATTGCTACTGCTGATATAGCAGATAGTGCTATTACTACAGCTAAGATAGCAGCTGACGCAATAAGTGGTGCTAAGATAGCTGACGATGCTATAGACTCTGAACACTATACAGATGGTAGTATTGATACTGCACATATAGCAGATTTAAATGTAACTACAGCTAAGATAGCAGCTGATGCAATCACTGCAGCTAAGATAGCTGATGACGCTGTAGACTCTGAACATCTAGCAGCTGATTCTATAGATGCAGAACACTATGCAGCTGGTTCTGTAGATACTACAGCGCTCGGTGCTGATGCAGTAACAAGTGCTAAGATAGCTGACGATGCTATAGACTCTGAGCATTACACAGATGGAAGTATAGATACAGCTCATATAGCAAACTTACAAGTAACGACAGCTAAGATAGCTGCAGATGCTATTACAGGTGCTAAAATAGCAGATGATGCTATAGATTCTGAACACTACACAGACGCCTCTATTGACACTGCTCACATTGCTGACAGTCAAGTAACGTCAGCTAAAATAGCAGACGGAACAGTTGTTAATACTGACGTTAATGCTAGTGCAGCTATTGCACTTACTAAACTTGCAGCAGTACCTGATGGTCAAATTATTGTAGGTAGTGGTTCTACTGTTCCTACAGCTGTGGCTATGTCAGGTGATGCTACTATATCAAACTCTGGTGCAGTAACTATAGCAAATGATGCTATAGAAATAGGCATGATAGGCTGTGAACAAACAACTATATCAGATAGTGACTCACATATTCCTACATCAGGAGCTGTTGTTGACTATGTAGCAGCTCAATTAGCACCTATTGGTGGTTTTGAAGTTATAGCAGATGATGAATCATTCCCTAATACAATTCCAGCAGCTGGTGTTGTAATTAGTATAACTGATGCAGCTGGATTACAAGTTAATTCTAGTGGTGTGTCTACTAATGGAGATGCACTTGATAACTCAACTATAACTATTAACGGATTCCCTAGTGAATTAAGAGGTGGTGTTGGTTCAAACGCTGATCCTTATGTATTTGGATCTGGTGCTGGTTTGATGGT